TTAAAACTCACTTTGTTTTCTTGGGACAAAAATTGGCTGAGACATTTGATAATAGTCGGTGCGCTCCACCGACTCAGTTCCATGCCTGTTCGCCAATATTCTTGCCTCAAAACCAGAAATTATTTGTTTATATTCCGCAGACTCAGTCGCCCAAAAAGAATTTTTTTTACAGAAATCATCCAATGCATCATTTGGGCTATTGCCGACCCCAAATCTTTTTGCTTCTTCGCTGGCCCAAAAATCAAGAGCATCACAGTCATCTCCCTCGAGATAATCAAGGTATGCATCCGGCAGGGGGGCACTTCCTGAATAGCAAAAGAAATGCCCGCCCTCATAGACGCCGCTATAACGCGACTGCCGAACAACCAAGGGGTAGTGCTCGTTCGGTATTTCATATCCGTTAATTTTCATTAAAAAATATTACCCTAATAATTCAAAGAACTAATTTACGGTGTAAACAATTAAGTGACTGTATTCATTCAGCGGGCAAGAATTGGTGATACCCTTATGTTGGTCAACAAACACAGGAGGACCTATGAGCACTAAATTTATCAAAGATACCGTCGAAAGAGCAGTAATGGCTTTCTTGACCGGCTGGCTGGGTTCAGCAATGGCAAGCGGGTTGGATTTTGACTCACTGTCAAATACTGACAACCTGAAGGTTGGAGTTTCCGCCTTGGCTCTGACAATCGCAGCGGCGCTTGGACTCAAGAAGGTTGGACCAAACAAGGACAGTGGTTCGGTCCTCTAAAGCGCATCGTCGACCAAGTCGGCGCTTTCTAATCTACAATCTTATAGGTCGATGATTGGAGAAAAGCCGTGTCAATGGTAGCGGGTCGATATAAAATGGTTTGCCAGCAGGGGTCCACTTTTGACCTTCAGCTGACCCTGCAATACACGAATTCGGATTATCCTGCCGACTGTGCCGACCCTTCCGTCTGTCCGGAATTTCTTCCGTGGGACCTGACTGGATACACAGCAAGAATGCAGGTCAGGAAATACGTCGAATCGGCAACCACCATCGCCACCCTAACCACAGAAAATGCTGCAACTTTCCGAATTATTCTTGGCGACCCAACCCCAACTGACGGAAAAATAAGCCTATTCATTAGGGCTGAAGACACGCGCAACATAACAACATCAGGTGTGTACGACATTGAAATTATCTCACCCACAAATGAGGTCGACAGAATTTTGCAGGGAGAGTTTGTGCTTTCTCCAGAGGTGACGCGATGACGACGGAAAATGTAGTTCAGGTAGTCACAACCGAAACCCCAAACCGAATCCTGATAACGACGACGCGTGCTCCAGGGGTGCAGCAATTTACATATCAAGTGCAAGTATTCACGGTCCCAGGCACCTTGAGCACCGGAACTGGTCGAGCAAAGTTCTACATACCAGGTCCGATAACCATTGGGAACATAAGGGCCTCAGTGGGTACCGCCCCAACTGGCTCAGATTTAATAATCGACGTCAACAAGAATGGGACGACAATATTTACTACCCAGTTGAGCAGGCCAAAAATTTTTGCCGGACAGACATTGGTTTCAACAAACACCCCCCAAATAACAGAATTAACCACCGGTGACTATTTAACGGTTGACATTGACCAAATAGGGTCATTGAATCCTGGGGGTGACCTTTCTGTTCAAATAGAGTTCACCCCATAGGTGTTATTCTTGTAACAAGCGGTATTAACCGGCCCCTAGCAAAAAGGTATCATTCATGACAATTTCAAATTATTTAGAACTCCAGCTACTCGATACCTTGGATGGTTCGGGTCAAGCCTACTCGGCTCCTGCTACGTTCCTTAAGCTTCATCTTGGGGACCCAGGCGAAGACGGAACAGCAAACCCAGCAGTAGAGACAACCCGCAAGGCTATTACTTTTAATGCCGCTAGCACTGTCTCCACGGTGGGCACAAAAGTTTCAGCAGGAGCTGAATGGACCAACGTTGCAGCAACAGAGACATATACACACTGGTCAATGTGGGATGCATCAACTGGTGGCAATCCACTCTGGTACGGCGCTCTTTCTGCAGCTGCTGCTGTCACCGCAGGTGATACTTTCGAGATTACCTCCCTCACACTGACACTTAACTAGTCCACAAGGGGAGTAACCCCTCATGGATGAACAAGAGATAATTAGTTTCTCGGAGCCATTCCGAGGGACGTCGTCGTTCTATGTAGGATTTAAAACAGTATCGGAGACTGCCTCTGCTACGGCAACCGGTTCTTCGTCTGTATCACAACTACGTACAGTACCAAGAACCGCTTCGGCATCTGCTACATCAGGGCAGGCTGTTGTCTCTCTTCACACCCTGCTACGAGGTGCTACTGCTTCTGGTTCTGCAACAGCCGGAGACCAAGCAATCGGTCTCCATACCGCGCCAAGAACGGCTTCTGCCTCAGCAGATGGAAACAGCACATCTGCTGGTCTACATACGGCGCCACGAAGCGCAACAGGAAGCGGAACCGGCTCTTCAAGCAATCTAAGTGAAGTAATAACATTCCTTAGAAGTGCAACCGCGTCAGGTGGTGCAACTGCTGGTGACGCCGCAATAGCACTACACACTGCACCTAGAAGCGCATCCAGTTCTGGTGAATCAAGCGAATCGTCAACGAGGGTTAGAACGGCTGTCGTTTCTGCTTTAGGCTCGGCAACAAGCGGTTCAACTGCAACTGGATTGCACACTGCTCTAAGAACGGCAAGCGCAGATGGAGAATCAAGCGAGTCTGCAGTACGACTTATCATCTCGCCAAGAAATGTTACTGGTTCAGGAAATGGCGGTTCATTTGTCCTGGCCCTCCATACACACCTCAGAACTGCTTCGGCTAGTGGTTCCGGCACATCCAACAACTCAATTGTTCATTCAAATCTCAGAACTGCTCAAGGTTCAGGCTCTGCTACTGCTGGAGATTCGGCGACAGCTCTACATACGGCACCAAGAGCCGCTTCTGCTAGCGGTCTTGGCGGCGAAAGCTCAGTCACACTACACACCCACCTGCGAAACGGCTCAGCAACGGGAACAGGCTCGTCGTCTTCAGAAGTAAAAAATACATTACTGAGAACTGGTTCGGCAAGCGGACAATCCTCATCATCTAATTCATTTCAATTTGGAAAACTTAGAACAGCAATTGCGTCAGGTGGTTCTACTGCCGGGGATGCGGCCGTCGGATTACATACCGCGCCACGAACTGCAAGTTCGAATGGAACGAGCTCTCAGACTTCAAACCAGCTTAGGACAATACCTAGAAGTGCAGACGATTCTGGTCAGGGCTCAGACTCTTCTAATGGATTACATACCGCACCAAGAACAGCAAATGGTTCTGGAGATGGAAACCAAAGCACTAATGAATTCAAGATTCTTTACAGAACTTCACTATCTGCCGGAACCTCATCTCAGACGGCAGTTGGTTTACATGTGGCACCAAGAGGAGCTACGGGTGAAGGATTTGCGACGACCGGAGATACTGCCGTCGGATTACATACCGCGCCAAGAATGGCAGATGGTTCCGGCCTAGGTGGCCAGTCTTCAACACAACTCAGGACTGTACACAGAAATGCATCTGCTGCTGGGGTCGGCGGCTCAAGCAACTCGACTCTTTATAGCAATATTCGTTCAGGAGCAGCTACTGGTGGAGCCACTGCTGGCGATACTGCAATTGGTTTGCACACAGCGCCAAGAACAGCGTCTGGAAGCGGAGCTGGCTCTTCGAGCAATCTCAGTGAAGTCATTACGTTCCTTAGGTCGGCAACTGCATCTGGTGGAGCAACGGCTGGTGATTCAGCAGTAAGACTGCTTACAAGTATTCGCACTGCAAGTGGCTCTGGTGTATCTGAACAGACAGCGCTTTACGACATAGACCCAATTCAAGGTATTACAGCTGGATACTGGGGTATTCAGGCCCTAATAAGTTGACATGAAGTAAACTAGGAGTAATCATGGCTGCATATACACGCAAACAATATTCGGGTGCCGCCCGCAACACGACGACGACGACGCTTCTTACAAACGTTGGAACAACTGTTGACATTGCAGCGACCACTGGATGGCCGGCAATTGCTGGCATTCCGTTTTACGTTGTAATCAATCCTTCTTCTATCTTTGAAGAAAAATGTCTTGCCACCATATCCGGCTCAACACTGACTCTTGTAAGAGCGCAAGACGATACAACTGCATCTGAGCATCCAATTGGTTCAATAATTTATCCAGTTTTCACGGCTAATGACGCGGATGAAGCAAACGAGCTGGTAAGCAAACTTACTACTAAAGGCGACCTGCTCACTACTGATGGAACAAATCTCCTGCGACTCGGTGTTGGTCCAAACGGATACTTTCTAAAAGCAAGCACTTCTGCATCTGCCGGCGTTGAGTGGGCATCGATACCGACAATCAACAGCCTTAATGACATTGGTGATGTAACAATCAACAACGTAGAAGAGGGTGATTTCCTTGTCTACAAGAACTCTGCTTCTGTTTGGATTAACGAAACAATCCACTTCATTACCGTTTCAGACACAGAACCTACTGACGAGGTAAGAGTCGGCGACCTTTGGTACAACTCTCTTGAATTAGAGCTTTATACATATTATTCGGGGGCTTGGGTTCAGACTACCGACTCTAGCTCTGGTGTTCAAGAAATTTACGAGTTGGTTGATGTGTTAATTGACAACCCAGTGAGTGGCGAGTCGCTTGTATATAACGGAACAGAATGGGAAAATGGTCCTGCCGGTTCAGCGTTGACACTTGAAAATGCGCGTGTTATTTCATTGTCTGGAGACGTATCTGGTTCAGTTTCTTTTGATGGTTCCCAAAACATCACAATACCTACAACTGTTCAAATAAACAGCATTACGCTTGGGACTGACACAAACGGAAATTATCTGTCCGACCTAACACAAGGAACTGGCGTAACGGTAACCCATACTCCAGGGGAAGGTTCAAGTCCAACCATTGCAATTGGTCAGGCGGTTGGGACCTCTTCTTCTGTTCAGTTCGCAGCAGTCACTGCACCATTAATCGGTAATTCCTCTACTGCTACAACTCTTGAAAATGCACGAACAATCTCTCTAAGCGGAGATGTTTCTGGTTCTGTGTCGTTTGACGGTTCTACAAATGCAACTATTTCCACAACAATTCAGCCAAATAGCGTTGCGCTCGGAACAGACACAACCGGGAACTACATGTCTGACCTTACTCAAGGAACTGGTGTAACAATTACGCACACTCCAGGCGAAGGTTCAAACGCAACCATTGCAATTGGACAGGCAGTGGGAACTTCTGCTTCGGTAACTTTTGCAAATGTCACAGCAGACCTCGTAGGAGATGTTACTGGGAATGCGTCTACTGCAAGCGCGTTAGAAACCGCACGAACTATCTCGCTCGCTGGAGACTTAAGCGGTTCTGCTTCTTTTAACGGAACTACAGACATAACCATCAGCGCAAGCGTTGTTAACTCTGGTGTGAGCCTTGATGAAATTTCAGATGTTGTAATTACTTCTCCGCTTCAATTCCAAGGATTGATGTATGACGGAACGAACTGGGTAAACAGCAACATCCCAGATGTATACCTTGTCAGAAACAATACTGGCTCAACCATACCCAAAGGAACCTTGGTTGGTGCTGTTAGCGCAGAACCTAGCGGAAGAATAGATGTTGCACCGTTTCAAGTAACAGGAACAGAAAACTCAGAACTTCGTGCGATGGGCATTGCTACAAGCAATATATCTAACGGCGTTAACGGCGAAGTGATGAGTTTTGGAACTCTAACTGGTCTTGACACAAGAGGAAGCACCGTCAGTGCACTTGCGGTTGGTGACGAGACTTGGGCTGCTGGTGACATCCTTTTTGCCCACCCAACCGTTGATGGAAAACTCACAAATGTAAGACCACAACATGACCTTGCTGTTGCATTCATTACCGTTCGTCATGCTTCCACTGGTCAAATTGCAATAAGAATTATTCCCGGCAACAACCACCTTGAGTGGATGCACGATGTTGTTTTAACGTCTCCAACCGATGGACAGTTTTTGCGCTACAACAGCGCATCAACAGTATGGGTTAACGACGCAATCAACCTTGGAACAGACACTGTTGGAAACTATATGTCCGACATTACACAGGGCACTGGCGTAACCATTACTCACACCCCTGGCGAAGGTTCAAACGCAACTATTGCCATTGGTCAGGCAGTAGGCACGAGCGCATCAGTTACTTTCGCAAATATCAATGCAACTGGCGATTTGGTAGTTGGTGGCGACCTTACGGTAAACGGAACAACCACGACCTTGAATACAGAAACACTTGAGATTGAAGATAACATTATTGTTCTCAATTCGAATGTTTCTGGTTCCCCCTTAACAAATGCTGGAGTTGAGGTTCAACGCGGAACTTCCGATAATGTTTCTATTCGCTGGAATGAAACATCCGATAAGTGGGAAATCACAGAAGATGGTAGCGCATATTTAGAAATTGGAACTACGGCTGACATATCTGCAGCAGCTCTTACAAGCATTAGCGAACTACCAGATGTTTCAACCGCATATCAAATTGGTGCAACTGGTCCGGCTGGCGGGATAATTTTCATTACTCCAGATACAATCGGTAACTCTACTGGTAAGTATTTCGAAGTTGCGCCATCTGCGTCCCAGGTTCAAAGAAGTTGGGCCACTGGTGCAAACCAATCTTTAGCGGTTTCTGGGGCAGACGCAACCGGATTCGGATTCGGTGCTCAAAACACGATAGACATTGTCGCTCAGTCTGGGAATGTTTCCGCAACCAGTGCGGCAGCATATGCATCGGACTATGAATATGGTGGTTTTTCGGACTGGTTCCTTCCATCAACTGATGAGTTGCAAGAGCTGTATGCAGTCGAAGATTTGGACCCGGGCACCATTCCCGGGCTGCTTAGCAGTAATTACTGGAGCTCCACAGAATACAGCGCAACACAAGCTGAATATCAAAATCTGGGTGATGGCGGACAGGGTTTTTCCGCAAAGAGTAACTCACTCTATGTTCGTCCAGTGCGGGCTTTCAACTCTCCTGCGTCGGGAGATTTTTTAAAGTGGAACGGTTCATACTGGACTAATGACCCCAACTTGCCAACTGTCTCGGTTTCAAACTCGACTATCGACGACAACTCGGCAAGCATGTTGCTCACCGGTATAACTGTTGATTCATATGGGCGTGTGACAGGGAGAACTGCTGCCACACATCGCAAGGCGAGCACGACGGTTCCAGGAATTATCCAGTACGACGACGACAAGTTTGACTACAGCGATGGTCCTTTCACTATTAAGGCAAACGGTATTGAACTTGGTGCTGATACAACCGGTAACTACATGGTCAATGTGTCTGCAAGCACTGGTATATCAATCTCTCACACTCAGGGCGAAGGTTCAACCGCAACCATTTCCACGACTGGTGTCCAAACACTTGGAGCAAAAGCCGGTAATTACACGCTTGCTGCTGGGGACGCTGCAGAAACAATCATCATTATGGATTCAAGCTCCGCCAATGACCTGACCGTTCCACCGGCTTCGAGTGTTGCTTTTGTGACTGGTACGAGCATCACCATTGTTCAGCGCGGAACTGGTAAGACAAGAATTCTTGCAGGCGCTGGAGTAACACTCCTCGCAACACCTGGTGTTTACTTGAGAGCCAGATACGCATCTTGCGTTTTGATAAAAACAGAAAATGCAAACGAGTGGTTTGTCATAGGTGACTTGGCGACGTCGTGATTTCGGGCAATCACGCAAGCGGTGGAAAGTTTGTTGACCTTCCAACCAACGTTTCTGCTACGGCAGGAAATGCTCTAGCAACTGTTTCTTTTACGCTTCCCGTGCATAAAGGAAAAGGAGAAGTTTCCTATCTTGTAACATCAAATCCTGGGGGAATAACCGCAGCGGGAATAGGTTCTCCAATAATAATTACTGGTTTGAGCAACGGCACCGCTTACACGTTTACAGTCACAACTGTAAGTGGTTCTGGAGTGACCGCTGCTTCCTCTGCGACCAATTCTGTTTCTCCTGTTGCCCCACCATATTTCCCACCGTTTTTTCCGCCATTCTTCCCACCGTTTTTCCCACCAGCTTTCGACCCATGCGCTGGATACGTATGCGGCTCGGCTTACGCCTACATGTATACGTTTACTGACTGTTCTCCAAACTCCACCGCACAGGGCTGTTTTTTTGGTGGAATTTGGGATGCTTATGGCGACCCGAATTGTGGATGCCCAGCAACATTTGCGAATTTTACAGGCTGCGCAGGAGTTGGTTCATGCTGATGATTAAAATAGGTAGTGAATTTAAGAAAACAATTAATCCAGAAAGCAGGAAAGACAATGAGCATTCAAGACGAAAACAGTATGGCGGTACCCAACCTAACAGGGTTTCCAACATTTTTATTCACTGTTGATGGGGAGATAGCCTACATCGAGGTACTGCCACCAGCGGCGGAGAGAAAAATTGCATGCCTTAGTTCAAGTCCACAAATCCACATTCTCGAAGGGGGCTTTCCTGCTGACGGAAATTTGCCAAAGATTGGTCAAATGTGGACCTAGGAATTTTTACCACTTTTTTAGTGGACACGCAGCGTGCTTTAATTTTGTCTTCATCTTCATAAAACATCCACACTCTTTGCACTGATGTGTCAATTTCAAGAGGCTCGGACACTCTTCACAGATGGACAAACGCCTTAACGCTTCTTCGCCCGAGGCTTGTTCAATGTTTTGATTAAACATGTCCCATGGACGAGTGTCGCCTAATTTCTTTTTATACTCCTGCCATGGGTTGGTCATATTCATAGTAAGTTTATATCATGGAAATTAAGACCTGGAATTACGACGACGACCTGATTCAGCTCATTTCAGATAAATACCACATCAGTGGTAAATCTGGGGCACAAGCAATGATTGATGCCTGGACCGACATTCGAGACGGGAAACTAATAGACATCTGCGTTGAGCTGAACATTCCAGAACCACTTGGTTTGATTCATGGGCTCAACACGTTTTCAAAAAAGCTAATGGAAGCCGGGAGACTTGAAACTGTTGTCGAGTAGAATGTGGGATAATTGCCCGTATGGCAATCACGTTTCCTTCCTCTCCGTCAACAGATGATGAGTTTGTTGTAGCAGGAAAAGCATGGTCCTGGAATGGTTTGTTCTGGAAGAGAATACAGTATGCGATAATTGACGGTGGTTTCTCTATAACGGAAATCGAAGACGAACTGTCAACTGCTGACGGAGGAAATGCTTAATGGCTTATAAGAAGATTCTGTTCCGTCGCGACCTGGCTGCCACATGGACATCGGTTGACCCAGTACTTTCCGCCGGAGAAATAGGCCTTGAGTCCGACACTGGCAAGATAAAGCTTGGTGACGGCTCCACCGAATGGACTGGGCTTGATTATTTTTATGGCTCCCTAGAGGGTGCAAATTACGTTGAATCGCTAGTCGCTGGAACTGGCTTGACGATAACTGGCAACTCTGGTTCTGGCTCCACCCCAACAATATCGCTTCCTCAATCTGTAGGAACTTCAGCTTCGCCAACATTTGCCCAGGTAACTATAGGGAACCTGCCAGTAAATGATAGTCATGTAGCAACCAAAGCGTATGTTGACGGGATTGCTTCTTCGATTAATTGGCACGAATCCGCCAATCTTGCCACCGCCGCCGCTCTGCCAAATACCCCAACATACAACAACGGAACAGGCGGTGTTGGTGCAACTTTGACCGCATCTGCAAGCGCTCGACTTGTCGTTGACGGCACCAATGCTTCAACTGGAAACAGAATTATTGTAAAAAATCAGGCAAACGCTGTCCATAACGGTATTTATGATGTGACCACGCAGGGAAGCGTATCTGTTCCATGGGTTCTTACTCGCTCTGAAGATTTTGACACAAGTTCTTATTATGCAACTCCAAACCCTGGAGATGCGGCGTTTGTTGCTGGGGGTTCGACAAACGTCTCTCAGGCATTCTTGGTGGTTACAACCGGCACAGGGACCGACGGCGCTCATATTATTGGGACGGACAATATTTCATTTACCCAGTTCTCTGGCACTGCTGTAATTTTCGCAGGAACAGGAATTACAAAAACAGGCAATCAACTGTCTATTGGGCAGGATGTATCTCCAAGCTCGAGTGTTACTTTTGCCGGGATTACTGGGTACCTGAATGGAATTGCGGCAGAGGCTCAAGTTCTCAAAACACCAAGATTTATTGGTGGTCAGTTATTTGATGGTTCCGCCAACATAAGTCTCGGCACTTCGGATATAACCGGGTTGCAGGCAAGCTCTTCGGACTTAAACAAGTTGTTCGAACTTGGTACAACCAAGAATCAGCTTGAATTCCTTAATAGTGCAAGCGCAAATATTCAATCACAATTAAACGACAAGGCAGACCTACTAAACCCGACCTTTTTCCAAAATGTAACCGCTAACAATAATATGTATGCGTCGGAATTTGTTGGCAACTTAGTAGGAACACATTTTGGAGAACTGATTGGAACAGTTGATGGCGATGTAATTGGAACATTTGACGGAAGCGCAAGTGGTTCATTTTATGGTCCTCTTTATGGCAACGTGGTTGGAAATGTTTCTGGTACAACAACAGGATTACATGTTGGTAACGTAACAGGAAACGTCATCGGAAACGTTTTGGGGAATGTTTCTGGTAGCGTTAGTGGAGACGTTCTTGGCAATCTGACAGGAAACGTATTCGGAAACGTCACAGGCAACCTGGTTGGGAATGTGACTGGTTCTGTTGATGGAAGCATATCTGGAAACGCTGCAACAGTTTCATCAATATCCAATCACGGCCTAGACGGCCTTTCAGATGTCACTGCACCAACACCAACAAATGGACAGTTTCTTAAGTGGAACGGAACAGCTTGGGTTCCAGATTTAGTTGACCTAAACACTGATACAAGCGGAAACTATGTTGCTTCAGTTATCGCCGGAACTGGCGTATCTCTAACTAACGGAGTTGCGCAGGAGGCTGGAACTCCGACCATAAGTATCGGACAACCTATCGGCTCAAGTGATTCACCTCTTTTTGCTGGACTGTCTATAGGTAACACGAACCTAACCGTCAACGGAAACCTTACCTATAACGCTGGAACCAATCTTGCCACCGTGAATACTCTTTCCGAGCACGGCCTTTATGTCGGAGCAAGGATTACGGTTTCTGGAGCGACACAAGAAGGCTACAACGGCAGCTTTACTGTTGCTCAAGTCTCGTCTGCGTTTCAGTTCAAATACACACCCGTCGAAACCCCTGCTTCGTCAATCTCGTCTGGAAGCCCGGAAGTCAAATTTGGCGGAGGCATTACTTTTGAAGGCTCAACGCCAGACGAATTTGAAACAGTAATCACATTTGCAAACCCAACAGCAGACAGGGTTATATCTTTCCCAGATGCAACAACGACTCTTGTCGGTACTAATACCACGGATACGTTAACAAACAAAACTTTAACTAGCCCAGTTATTACTGGTGTATCGCCAATTCTGACGCTTTCTGGCGATGTTTCTGGTTCGGTGACTTTCACCGACCTTGGCAATGTGACAATGTCGACAGCGATTCAACCAAACTCCGTAGTAATGGGAACCGACACAACTGGCAACTATGTAGCCAATCTGGTTGCTGGAACAGGTATAACAATTACAGACAACGCTGGAGAATCTGCTACTCCAATAATCTCTATCGGACAAGCCGTCGGCACTAGTGCTTGCGTGCAATTTGACACACTTGTCGTGCAAAATCTTTTTGCAACGAACACAGAAGTAACAAATCAGGCGTCCCTCAATGTTTCTAGTGGCGAAATTGTTCTTAATGCCGGAACAGTTGGGGCTCCAACGCTTGATGGGGCAATCAAAATTGACAGAGGCTCAAGCGCAAGCGTTGAAATCAGGTGGAATGAGACACTGGATAGATGGGAGTCCACTAGGGACGGAAGCACCTATAAGATAATCGACCAGGGTGCAAAGATGACACTCGGCACCACTCCTCCAGCATCTCCGGACCTAGGAGACTTCTGGTTTGAAACAGACTCAGCTATCACCTTTGTGTACTACGATGGTTACTGGATTGAAATTGGCGCATCTGGTATCGGCGCTGTTATTGGTTCAGAGTCACCAGAAAACCCTGCAAACGGTCAATTCTGGTTCAAAAATACGACAAGCGAAGTGTTTGTTTACTATGACGGTTCATGGGTGCTTGTATCTCGCTCGACTAGCACCGACGACGTCAACGTAGCGTCTATCATGGGAGCGTTCTAAATGACTGGAGCAATAAATGGCTAATACAGCTAAGGTCCTATTCAGGGGCGCCGCAACTGTTTACACTAACCCGGCGACAACGCTGTACACCGTGCCGTCTCTGACGACCACTGTAGTAACTAATGTTGTTGTGGCTAATAACGCCGTAGCTGGAGGAACATACTCGCTCAATCTCGACGGAATTCCTCTTGTTCCAACCTTAGAGATACCAGGAAATTCGGTTATTTCGCTTGACCTAAAGCAGGTTCTTACGGCTGGCGACACAATTACTGGAAATGCAAACTCAACTGACATTAAATTCCACATCAGCGGGATGGAGATAGCGTAATGGGTCTTAACCAAATACCACCTGGCTTAACGCCGATTACACCAGAAGAAGTACTTTTTGACCCTGTCCAAAAGTTAAGAGTCTCACAGCCACAGTCGTTGATTGACACCGACTTTGAGTATGGAACACAAATTTCAAAGTGGGAAAACCTTACGACAGTTGGAAATAGACCGTTTATTTATGACTCGGCAAGTTTTATATCGTCGATTACTGGCATCACGATGAGTACTTCATCAAGAACAGTTACGGTTGCACTGACTGATACAACTGGGCTTGCTGTTGGAACGCCTATTACCGTCAGAGATACACAACTATCTATTGCCAACGGTGCGTACCTAATTGAATCTGTTACGACAAATACATCATTTACATACACAGGTAAAGCGGTAAACACCGGAACATTGACAGCAATTTTTGATGCAAATAAGACTTCAATTTTTACTGGTGTTATTTTTACAAACGCAAAAATAGGCGCAGCTCCGACAGTTTCGTATTCTGGCACTGCAGTTACAGTGACCACGACAATTCCGCACGGTCTTTCAATCGGCAACGAAGTGGCAGTAACTGGAATTACTACTTCAGGCACAAACCCGCCAAACGGAGCAAACTTTGTTTCAAGAATAATTAGCGCAACGCAGTTTGTTTATCATGCCCCAGTTGCACCAACTGGGACTCTTACAGCAACAAGCGCATCGGTCTATACGGCACCATCAGGAAACTTTCTACACAGACCTTTTGACGGCGGCGTTATTTTCTCAAACAACGGAACATCCAACTATGAACTAGCCGCACGTCAAACACGCCGTTATTTCCGATATCAGTCAGGAAAAGGCATCCAGATGTCATCTGGAACACTGCTCAAACCAGACCTTCAGTTGGACCAGTTGTCATACAACACGTCAACAAACTTGGTTACAGTGCAAACCAAGGAAAAGCATAACCTCTACCCAGGCTCGACAATAACTATTTTTGGCGCCAATGAGGCAATCTTTAACGGTACAACAACCGTTTATACGATTACTGGGTACAATACATTTACGTATACTCCAGCAACTTCGACTGGAACGAACGTTCTTGCTTCTGGTCCTTATTACATTACCGTTGCAGGTTGGTATGGAAACGTAAACAGAATTGGTTTGTTTGACGACCAAAACGGAGTGTTCTTTGAATTTGACGGGCAAACGTTGTGGGCCGTAAAACGTTCATCAACATTCCAGATTTCTGGAAAGTCAACATTCACAAATGGCTCATGCACCGTGACTCAAACAAACGCAGCGTTCCCAACGAGATATGCTGGTCAGCTTGAAATCGGTGACTATATCGTTGCTCGAGGTCAGTCGTACAGAATTACAGACATTGCAAGCAACACCGAATTGACCATTAGCCCTGCATGGCGTGGTGCTACTTCAACCATGGTTTCAGTTTCCAAAACAGTGGACACAAAGTATCCACAAGCTGAATGGAATCTAGACAAGTTTGATGGAACTGGAGCTTCCGGCTACAACGTTGACCTTTCAAGAATGCAGATGTTCTACATCGACTATTCTTGGTATGGTGCTGGTTTCATCCGTTGGGGTATGCGTGCAAAAGACGGAAAAGTTACTTACTGTCACAAGATAATCAACAACAACACAAATGCCGAAGCATACATGCGTTCGGGAAACCTTCCAGCTCGATACGAAGCTCTCAGCCAGCCGCCACATACGCAGCTAACTGGAACTTTGTCTGACTCCGAAACAACAACGATGAATGTCGGAAGCACAACAGGATTCCCAAGCGTTGGAACATTGTGTGTATTCAATACAGCAACTGGTTACGAATATATTAACTACACTGGTAAAACTGCAACAACATTTACTGGTCTTACAAGACAGCAAACAGGAAACGCGTCACTCGCCTTAACAATTGCTGCTGGAGCAAACGATGGAACTGTCGCATCAAACTCTGGACTGCAAGTCGGTCAAAGAGTCACTGGAGCAGACGTACCAGACGGAACATTCATTCAGCAAATTAGCGGCACCAATATCAAGTTGAGTGCTGCTGTGACTGGGGCTAACCCAACAGTAAACGCAATCCCGATGGGAACAAGCGCGGCTCTTGCATTTACATACTCAGCATCCAATCCAGTTGGAGTTGAGCTTGCATTCCCAACGTATGCGCCTTCAATATCTCACTGGGGTACATCGGCAATCATGGACGGAAGATTTGACGACGACAAGTCGCTCGTGTTTACTTATGGTCAGACAACCGGTATTTCTATCGGTGCAGGAGTAACACGAACCTTGATTGCTATTCGCGTCTCTCCATCAGCAGATAACGGAACCTCGGCGTTCTTCGGTGAAAGAGAGCTTGTTAACAGAATGCAGTTGGTGCTAAGAAACCTTGACGTAACGACGACTTCGTCTACATCAAACGTTCTTGTTCAGGCTATCCTGAATGGTGTTCCATCAAACTCTCGTACATGGGCAAAGCCAACAGCGGTTACATCAAGTTTGGCCCAAATTGCAGACTACCAAGGAACATCAACGACTGTTAGCGGTGGTGAAGTAACTGGTGGTTTCTTTGTTGGTGGAACCGGTGGTGTGCAGATTGACCTCGGAGACGTTCGAGACCTTGGTAACTCAATTCTTGGCGGAGGCACGACGATAACAACAACAGGCATTTACCCAGACGGTCCAGACACATTGCACATTGTTGCTACAAACATTGGCTCTGCTACTGCGACAGTGTTTGCCCGCCTCTCATGGACGGAAGCACAGGCTTAATCATGCCAGCAATTGACTTTCCATCAGACGCGCAATCAGGCGACCTTCACGTAAGTGCGGGTAAGACCTGGACCTTCAACGGTTCTGGTTGGGTGCTTGTAACAATTCCCTCGGCAATGTTCTCTTCGGGTGCTGTTGCGGGTTCGTCTCTAACCGAGGATTCTGTTCCTCTCAATAGGCTTGTGGACAGCGATGCTGGCAAGATTGTTATGTACAACTCTTCTGGTGTTGCCACTTCAACCGCCATATCCGGAGACGTGCAATTGACTGCCGCTGGTTCACTGACGATTATTGATGACGCTATTAGCGATACTCATATTACCAGCGGCGCAGAAATTGACCCAGACAAAATTGCAGGTACTGCAGTTGTAAGAACAGACCAAGCGGTGATTACTTCATACATGATTGAAGATGGAACTATCGTCGACGGAGACATATCCTCAGATGCTGGAATAGGTCGAAACAAGTTGGCCGAACCGTTGACGAATGCTCAAGCAGCCAGCTACACACTTGTTCTTGCAGATAGAAATAAGATTGTTGAAATGGGTGTGGGAACTTCAAATACATTAACTGTTCCACCAGATTCTTCGGTTGCTTTCCCCACTGGAACTCACATCACGATTATCCAGACCGGCTCAGGTCAGTGCACTGTCACTCAGGGCTCTGGAGTGACGATTAACGCGACTCCAGGACGTAAGCTTCGTGCTCAGTGGTCTGGTGCTACGCTGATAAAACGAGCAGCAGATACCTGGGTACTCATCGGAGACCTTTCGGCATAAATCATGGAATCATTAAAAGATAGTGGTGGTAAAAAGCCAACGACACCAACAGACGTCGTTGCGACTAATACCGGCGTAGGCACGGTAGCTTCAATATCTTTTACCCCGTCCGAATATATCGGCAAGGACACAATTACTTACACAGCCACATCAAGTCCTGGCAGTGTTAGCGCCTCTGCTTCAAGTTCACCAATAACAGTTACTGGCCTGACAGCTGGAACAACATATACGTTTAGTTTGGTGGCAAATACCAATTACGGTGTCCCATCCGATACCGTTACGACTGGTTCTGTGGCAATCGGCCAAAACCCTGGCGCCCCAACAATCGGAACTGCTTCAATTGTCTCAAACGTTGATAGAGCAATTGATGTTACCTACACTGCTGGAACCGCTGGTACCGGTGTAACAACATTTACCGCAACTTCGTCACCTGGCGGAATTACCGCAACTGGTTCTAGCCCAATTCGAGTTACTGGTCTAACAGCTGGAACTTCATATACCTTTACGGTTACTGCATCAAACTTATTCGGTTCGGCAACTTCTGGCTCAACTGGTTCGGTTACTGCAGGTAACGCGCCTACTGCCCCAACAATAGGTACTGCTGTAATAGTTCAGAACGTAGACCGAGCTATTGATGTTCCTTTTACTCCAGGCTCAGCTGGAACCGGCTCTCCTACATATACGGTAACCACGACTCCAGGGAGCTTGACTTTCACTGGAACGAGCCCAATTAGAGCAACTGGGCTAACCGCTGGTACTGCTTATACATTTACGGTCAGTGCATCTACCGCGTACGGTTCAGCGACATCAGTGTCCTCTAACTCCGTTACAGCAGGAAATAGACCAGGACAGCCGACTTCTGTTTCTGCGGCAGGTGGAAACGCGCAAGCGACCATTACATATACAGCTGGAGGAGCTGGTACTGGTGCAACAACACATACAACAGTTTCATCTCCTGGTGGTCTTTCATCCACAGCAGCATCGCCAGCGACTATTACTGGTTTGTCAAACGGCACTGCTTACACATTCACAGTTACTGCATCCAATGCTTACGGCTCTCAAACCTCTAATTCATCCAACTCCGTAACCCCAGTTGCCCCTCCTTACTTCCCGCCCTACTTTCCACCATTCTTTCCACCATTCTTCCCACCGTTCTTCCCTCCCTTCTTTCCTCCGTTCTTTCCGCCATTCTTCCCTCCATTCTTCCCGCCCTTCTTCCCGCCTTCATTCGGTCCTGGATTTAAGTGAGCATGTTCGATGGCATTCAGAGAAGAGGCTTTTGATTTATCCAGTCTGCCCTCTGCTGACCCATCGAACATAATAATAAAAGAAAACTTCATAAGTGAAAAACACTTAGAAGAAATAGTTACATATTGCTCAACGGTTTCGGAATGGGAGTCCAGAAGTGAGCTTGGTACGGACAGTATTCACATGCCTGAATACATTGAAAAAAATTCCACGCAAGTATTTCACATTATGCAGCAGTATGTCGATAATGTTCAGCATGAAATTGAATATAAATTTGGAAGAAAGCTTGAAAAGACAAAGCCAGGTATTAGGAAGTGGTACCCGGGTGAGTATCAAGACATTCATGCAGACGGCGAAACGGCTGGTGGGTGGCCAGGGTATAACTACATAGTTGATTATGGTTCAATTATTTATTTAAATGATGATTATGAAGGCGGCGAACTTTTTTTTCCAAAATACGACATTTTCATAAAACCAAAACCCGGAACCCTGATATTCTTTCCGTCAACCAACATGTACACTCATGGGGTTACTGAGGTTAAATCGGGAATTCGATATACATCACCACATTTTTGGACTCCCACCAAGCATAAGATACTTATGGAAATGGCAAAAATGAATGAAGGGTGAGAACCTTTACTTTTTACATATTCCGAAAACATCGGGCACAAAGATGCACTACGACCTTATCGAATGTGCAAAAAATCCACTTGCAATAAATTCGCCGAATGTATACCTGCCTAAAGATTTCGAATTCGTATTTGACCCAAAAATAGCCGAGTCGCATAACATAATTTGTGGACACTTTGGTAGGAATCCAATTGGCTCAATTGATAATCTAATTTCTTTTTCTATGATTAGAGAACCGTTCGAGCAGTATCTAAGTCTGGCCAAATATTCCGCTCTGCAACAAGGAGATACATTTGATAGAAATTTCTTGGATGAATTTTTGTCCAACAACAACGAAATCAACTCTAGGTTTGAGGGTATGTCGGGGTGCGAAAATCCACAATCTTGTTTTTTGTATTCAAAAATTGCCGGTATAGAGAAACAGGTGGGCGTTAATGAATTTGGAAACCCAATTATAGACATAGCCAAAAGTTTTTTTGTAGAAAAACCTCAGTCATACTCTCAGCTTAGCCAAAGACTTGAGAATATAATAATTGGCCTCACCGAAGAAAGGGGTCAGTTGATTGATTTTGTCAACACTATTCTAATCCGAATGTTTAATACGTCAATAAAGACCGACGACTCTATCGTCAACGAGACTCCACCACTCTCGTTTAAGCTGAACAAAAGACAAGTGATTTCAATCACTAGCAAAATAGAACTAGATATGGAACTTTATGCAAAGATGAAAGAACGACCGTTGAGGCAAAATGCATAGGATTTATCATCTTCACATACCACGCACCTCTGGCAAGTCTGTGTGTGATGCGCTTTATGGAACGTTTGTCAATGCTGGTCTGCTTCGCAAAATAAACAACACCGGCACTAGTCGATTGATGTACGACAAGAAAAGTTTTACAGATATCCCATTCGTTTCGGGCCACTTTGCAACCAACCCAGTGTCCGTTGAAGATGAAAAATTTGATGTGTTTTCTTTTGTGAGGGAACCCATTAGCCACTATATGAGCATTGCCTCATATGTGTGTGCGAATTCAGACAGAGTTATGTCAAGTGAATTTATGGAAGAATTCTTGTACGGCTATATGACTCCATTTGGAGCAAACGAATTATTCTCCAATTCTGGAAATCTGCAATCAAAGATGTTATTTTGTAGAATTGGTTTGGCAGATAGCTCTGTAGTTTCGCTTACGGATGACGATGTCCAAAGTAGGGAAAATATTGTATTTATTGAGTCTGATATGCCGAGCGAAGAAGAAATAAAAAACAAAATAGAAAATATGTTTATATTTACTCTGGACAATAGACACATCGGGATTGAGTGGCTCAGAAAAAAAATCCTACTTGACCATGGATTGAAACTAGACCAATCAATCAAAAACGTATCTAATTCTTCTTTTAAAAACAATTTTACTCCCGATATTAGCCACGTCAGAGAAATCCTCAGTCGCTGCGACATTGACAGTATGGTTTATCATCTGGTGAGAAGCGGCGAGAGTGCTAATCTATGAAAATGAGCGAAAACTCGCTGTCACCATGGAGGGTGGAACCAGGTCATTTTGGTTCAGGACCAGAAAACATCCACATATTTGAAAATTTTATTGACAAATCAGATATTGAGGTAATACAAAAATTTTGTCCAACAATAAACGAGTGGAATAATTCAAAAGAAAGCGTTTACGCTGAAGATGGGACCTGTCTGTATAACGCTGATTACTGGAACGACAGGCAATGCAGCAGCGACATTCTCCAAAGACTTTCAGTGCCGGTTTTTAACATTATCGATAAATATATACAAAAGATGCAAACTGCTCTTGAAGAAATTTATGGCCTAGAACTTTCCTCTCGACCCCCAGTAATCATGAAATGGAGACCAGGGATTGAGCAAAGGCCACATGCCGATAAGCAGCTCAACAACGGTGAGCCAAACGCCTTTGTCGACTACGACCTGAACTCATTATTTTATTACAATGATGATTTTGAAGGCGGAGAGCTATATTACCCGCAGCATGATATAAGCATTAGGCCAAAGCCAGGCCTAGCAATTGCTCATCCAGGTGACGTCAACTACCTGCACGGAGTTACGATGATAACAAAGGGATACAGGTATACCACCCCTTCTTTCTATACGGTTAAATAAAAGATGATTATAAGCAAATTAAACTTGATAGAACCGAAAGAATATGAGGCCATATTAGACGCAATTAAAGAAATTGGTTTTCCGTCAAACTATTCAGAAAATGACCCATCAACCGGATACTACGATAAACATGCCTTGTTTGAATACGATGCGTTTTCGTATGGTGTTTTTGAGGGCATATGTGAAAGGGTTTTAAAAATTGCAGAAGAAGAATTCAAGACAGCCCTAATCATTGATACGGCGGTACTTATTGGGGTGATTCCAGGAAATCTGCCCGAAGAACATGCGGATAGCCAAAACCTTGACGGAACGCCAAAGTTGGGTTGCAATAATTTCGTTGTTTCTGCGGTTGTCTATTTAAACGATGGATTCTCGGGCGGGGACTTAGTTTTCCCTAAAGCTGGCTACCGATATAAACCGCGCGCTGGTAGTTGTGTCATTTTTCCAAGCAATTTACCATATAGTCATTACGTTGATAGTGTTCTCGAAGGAGAGCGTCTATCGTTGGCGATATGGTTTTCCCAGATATGATGAGCCAATGAGAAACATTGATGTTGAGTATGTTGGAGACCCGAAAGCTGGATTTCTGGTTTACAGGAACATATTGAGTGAAGACTTAAAAATACCAGAACGCCTAGAGGCGACAATTGGGGATAGCACAACTCCGCCATACTCGTGGATGCAGGCTCTTGTTGGCGACGGGCAAGTTATGAAGGACTACAGAGACTGTGTCGATTGCAAGATGAGCCCTGCTCACTTTGAACACTGTCCAACGCAATTCAGTGAGTTGATAAATATATACAACGACACCGTGACCGGGTTGACTGCTTGCTTGCAAGATTACGAATCCAGATACAACATCCGCATGGATTTCATGGAAGCAATTAATTATGTTAGATACAACGAAGGCCAACACTTCAATGTGCACGCAGACCATGGATTCTCCTATGTGTGCACGGTCTCTTCGGTCATGTACCTAAACGATGACTACGATGGCGGTGAACTGTTTTTCCCATTTCTGGATATAACTTTCAAGCCAAAATATGGAGACATTGTTTTGTTCCCTTCTACCTTTATTTACTCTCATGCGTCCAAGCCCGTTACTAGGGGAACCAAGTACGCAGCTGTCACAATGTTTGACTACAATGACAGGTTCCATAGACAGTGGAAGGGATACGGAAAGAACATAGATGGCACCGACGTCGAGTACGGGCCGGGTATAGTTAGCCCAACAGCGAATCAAGTCGGAAGATTTATTTTTCAAAAATGACAAAACTATTCCTAAAACGAACACATATAAGTTCACCCCTAATACAGCAATCTAGGCTTAAGCGTGACTGGATGGATGCTACGTACAACAAGCACGCCTATCAATGTATGCCAATGACTGTTGCAAATGTCTACGGGTGGGAAGTTGTTCTTGAAGAAGACCTGGTCGTCCAGTGGAATGGTGGCAATACACCGCCAGAAATTCTTTCTGGAGAGATAACCTCATCTGGTCGGGTTCAGGCAATTTCATCAATAATTGGAATGATTTCAATAAATATTGGTTGGGTTATAAGCACCGAAGAGGGCTACAACACCTGGATGACTGGTTCCCCGAACTATTTTGTTGACGGAGCCACCCCACTTACCGCCACAATCCCTAGTTATTGGTGGCCAGACGAATCCCAGATGAATTGGAAAATAACCAAAATTGGAGAGCCTGTGGTATTTGGGGCTGGAACCCCGTTCTGCTTCTTTAATATCTACGATAATTCTGTCCTTGAGAGCACAGAAATCGTTACGTCAAATCTTTGGGACGACAAAGAGTTGGTTGAATCGCGAATGAAATACGGCAAGCTAAAAGAAGATAATAGGTATGAAAATCCATGGACTTGGACCAAGGGAATTAAAACAGGTGTTGACGCAGACGGCAAACAGATAGGACCCACCTTTACCGGAATGCCCAAACTGGCCAATCCCTAGTATAGAATTAGGGTACAATTGGGGTATCCGTACGACTATAGGCACAATGGAGACAGTATGAAATTTGAATCCTCATTTTCAACCCAGGAGAAGAAGCTCGTCTACCAGCGCACCCTCAAGGACCTGGAGAGACAGCTCATGGAGAGACTCATTCAGGAAGGCTTTGACCCCGACACGTTTGATGCAGAGAATTTTGTACCAGGCACAGACCACCACGGGATGATTCAGGGCCACAAGCTGATTGTTGACTTCCTTGCAAAAATTAGCAACGTCAAATCGAAGATTGCGGAGTAACCTTCAAACATGGCACTATCAGTAGAGCAATTGGCCAGCGCAAAAGCGGAGGCGGTTCAAATTCTCGAATACTCTATTTATACACTGGCTTTTACTTTAGGTATCGAGGATGAAGACCTAGAGCCAGACATGGCAAATCCAATAGATATGTCTTTGTCAGAAAACAGCGCTCTCGTTGCCCAGTATGACGCATATGAATGTTTGAAACTGCAATTGGCGGCATTGGTAAGACTACAGAGTTAGTGGGCAGGCTGTGAAAATTGTGCCTCGCATACCCAAGAAGTTATCCATTGTTGAAGAGGCTTTGAGTGAAGGAAGGTACGAAGCGTGCCCAGATATCGACCCGGACTTCCCAAACATACAAGAGCCACAGCAGAATCCGAATAGAAATTCCCAAGTGGTTAAATGGAATCCACGATTAATGTCATACGAGCTACCAGATGGTGCAATGTGGTTCTGTGACTTACTGCAGTCAAATGACCCGCAGAAAAAATGGGAAACAACAGAGCCAGGCGATTTTACAAAAAACGAAGAAATAGAGGAGCTTTTCAATGAGGCATAGAGCTGCTACTGGCGAAAATCTTTACAACGCTGAAAACCAAATACATTACAACGAAAAGCAGCTTGCTGTTTTTGCATACATGCTAGATTTCGACCCAGACAGCATAGATTCAATGGATATTGAGGAATTGGTTGCAAGACTGGGGAGCATGTGGAAGTACAGCAGCGACATCAGGGGAAGCGGTGAGCCGATATATACGACGAATGCGATACCTAGATTTTTCGCCAAAATGAATGCAACACTCAAAGACCGAGCGCGAAGAGCAGCTTGGAATTACTCTCTTGCAAAGGCTGTAAAAAATGGATAACAGACAACTGAGAACAGCAATGGTGCAGGTCGCACTTTCAAATACGTCTTGGGATTCTGTGCCGACAATGACGGCCGAAGAAATAAGAAAACACACGTTCGAATCAATGGAACGCATCTACCAATGGAGAGAGTCAGTTGGGCTAAATATGTCGGTGGCCGCGAGGGGTTCCACTGAAGGCCTTTGGTATGTTGATTGGCTTAGGGACCCGATATCCCCATGGGCGGACCTGGTCGCTTGTGGTGTGGTCCCAGTTGAGTATGTTTACTCATTAAAAAAACCAAACAAATGTTTAATTTTTGGAGTTGATGGAACTCTGGCTACTTTCTTGTATAAAAAAGATAATCCAGGCGTTCACATTTGTTTCCCTAATACTCAACCATTGTGGAATTTCGAACAGTTTATCCGCGATTTTGAGATTGACAATGAAGGCGAAAACTACATGGACATCGACTATTCGGTTGTTGAACTTGAGGAGATAGGAACCGGCGATGCGATTGGTTTTGATTTCATACAAATGCGCATAGAAGACGTTGAGACAGATTTAGAAATTTTGCAGAATTGCGTAAATGCACTGAGTTCTGGTGGTGTCCTCTTGGTTCTGGCTTCAAACAACTCTGGCAAACTATACAGAGACGACTTTTTCTTTCACCCGAACAACAGGATGCATGAAGTGTTGAAGTCAAACAACGGATACACATATCACAGTTCAGAAAATTATGGACACACGACTTTTGTGAAACACTAGCCGTGATAGTGTCCGAACGTGAATATATTCGATAACTTTTTAAGTTCATCACTACTTGATGAAATCAAGTCGGACAAGTCATTTTTCCCAGGAATAATGCAAACGGACAGCCGAATAGCAAGTGAGGTCAATTCCTATCACAATGACCAGGCCAGCTGCTACGCACCGTATATGTTTTGGGATGGATGGTGGACGTCCTCGGCCGACACTCTAAGAAAAAAGGTAATCAGAGACATATGGGAAAGCAATCTCCCATTTGAAAAAGAGAATATTCTTGGGTTCGAGTATTGGACACGTACGTTTGGGCCAGGACAATTTCTTGGGCCGCATGTTGACGAGGATACGTTCTTGTATCAGGACACAAAGATTTATAATGGTCCAGAAATTGGCTGCGTCTACTACGGACCGTCAAACGAAAAAGTCGTTGGTGGTTTCTTGGAGCTTTTTGAGTCCAAGCTTAATTTCGGTGAACTAAATGCTCTTGAATGGGAGAATCTTGAAAAAAAGTTAGACCCAATTGAGTTGCGAGAAAGAATTGCGTTTAAGGAAAACAGGTTAATAATATTTGACGCAGGAAGGGTGATTCATCAAACTAGCCCCTGCGTTTCTGGAATGAGAAACGTAATGGTCGTAAACGTTTGGCTAAAATCAAATCCTCCTGTAGACATGGCTAATTTTGTTTATGAATGAGGAATTTTTTTCAATACCAATCTGCCCAGTGAACATATATAAATCATCCTTAGACATCAATAATATTAGGCTCTCACAGGAAATACATAATCACGCGCAGAGCCTTGAAATTCAAGAATCTAATGTAAATCTTTTAGAGAATAAAACGAGTTACTTAAACTATGTCAAAGAAGCTTCTGGCGATAATTCCTTACCAGAAGGAGAAGAATGCAAAAAATTAAAAAAATTAATGACGGAAAAGGTTAGCTTTATTGCTAAAAAACCGATGACCATAAATGAGTGTTGGTCACTGACTCTAACAAAAGGGCAATCCGTAGGGGTGCATTCTCATAAGTCAAACACGCATATGCATCCAGGCGAGTATTACTCTGTTGCGTATTATGTAAACGTTCCACCCGGAAGTGCAAAATTGATGTTCAACATAAGCGTATGCAACACCATCGAGACGATAATTCCAGTGATTCCAGAAGAGGGTATGTTTTTAATTTTTAACTCTTTCATTCAGCACCACACCGATAGGCACCTATCGGATGAACCGAGAATAGTGGTCAGTGCAAATTTTTCTCCAGTGAGCCCAAATAGAACCCCTGTTCCAGACTGGTCTGCCTACGACTAGTATATTCATATGCCTGGAACAATCAAGAACCTTGGTGGTGGCGTTGTAGCTTTTGAAGACGCAATCAGTGTCCCAGTTGCGGAAATAGTAGAGCTTATAGACAGGCTTTCTGATGCAGCAATCAAAGAGCAGTATGAGTATGTTTTGGACCTTGATGGCATACCAGTGCACGCAATAAATAAAAGCGGGTTTATATATGAATTGGAAGAAATTAAGAAAAACCCAATTAGAATCCAAAAACTTGAACATCAATTCTTCCAAGATTGTGAACGAGTAATTTACCAATGTCTTCTCGAATATATAGAAATATTCCCAGCAGCCTTGCAGTGCTTGTGGTGGAAAAGTGAGGGGCATGTCCTAAAGTACCCAACTGGCTCCAAGTTGGGATTTCACTGCGATAATGATGTTAATTACAAATATGGTCAGCTCCCCCCATTTGAGCACGCAACAAGGAACGTAATTAGCGCTTTGGTCTACTTGAATAGCAATTGCGAGGGCAACGAGTGCGATGAGTACTCGTTTACTGGCGGCGAAATGGAAATACCATATTTCGGTATAACCATGAAACCTAAAATGGGAACCGTGCTATTCATGCCAGCCAACTATCTTGGCGCTCACGAAATAATGGAAGTAACGTCTGGGTCTAGATATTCATATTTATCTTGGTTTGCCCAGGGCTCGCCCAATCAAGAACGTGGAATTTCCCCAAATGAGCCGATACAAGGACATGCCAGGCCAATAGGTGGACAGTGGTGGATGCCAGATTTAGTGAAAGACTACGAGCAATACCTTATGGACAAATACGGCGATGAGGGTAAAATACCAACTGGGAAGGCTGTGTTTAAATCCCGGAAAGATGACCATAAATGATTTTTAACGATGTAAAAGCTGAGCATTTGGGTGGGGGTGTTGTCGTATTCCGTGACGCAATAAGGCTTGACTGGGAGTACGCAAACAGAATATCCAAGGAAATAGTCAATAGAGAAATGGGGGACATGTATCAGCCTGCAATAAACCCCGACAATGGCCTAGAAGAATACGTCAATAGGAGTGGTTATTTCTTTTCAAAAAATGGGATAGACAAAATGCCCAAAAGGGGGTCTCGGGTTCATCAGGACACCAGGCCCGAAGTTGTCGAATTATTCACCTTTATCGAGGAGTGTAAAGATAAGTATCTTTTTAGATATATGCACATGTTCCCTCTTGTTTTCAAGAATATATGGTGGAAGGTTAAGGGTCATTTGGTTAGCTACTCGTCCGACTGTGGAGGGTATATCGGGGAGCACAGCGACACCAGTGTTGACTACGTATATGGACTCCCACACCCACCTCATCAATTGGCATCAAGAAACACACTTTCCTGTCTTGTTTACTTTGGTAACTGCGTAGACGGGAGCAAGCTATCTGAGCCAGGAGATTTTACCGGAGGGCATCATAGATTTACTTATTTGGATATTGATTACACTCCACAAAGGGGAGATATATTGATGTTTCCGTCAAACTATATGGCTGCCCACGAGGTGACTCCCGTCAGCTCCGGCGAAAGATTCACCTATCTCGGCTGGTATGCACATGGCACTCCAAACCCTGCAGTCAACGAAGAGGTTGAGGACCCAGTGGTAAATCCAGACAAAGCAGCAGTGTCTTCAAATGTTTACATTCCGCACCTTCGGGAAAAATTCCTTGAATATCTGGATTCGGTTGGAGAAGATAAATCGTCAAAAACATACAGACTGACAATGGGTGAGCACGCATGAGAATAACGCACCTTGGTAACGGAATCGTGATGATTCGCAACTTGATTGAGCGCAACAATTTTGATGATGGAGAATTGCTGTCTTTGCCTATGACTAAAGTTCCACAAGGGTATTCACTTGTGGACGGCAAGATAATTAGTGATGGTGGATATGAATTCGATGAGCAGGGCAAACAAGCCGCCCCCGCCAGATACACAGACATTGGGGACCTTGGAGTAACCGTCGTATTGAGAAGCGCAATTTATACTGCCGCCGTTGAATACTGCAAAATATTCCCCGTCGCCGCGGAATGCATAACTGGACAAACTGATGGATATCTAATTAGATACCTTCCCGGTAACGGTATGGGGCCTCATTCTGATTGCAATATTCCCTACAAGCCAGGGACGTTGGAGCCACTAACTACAAGTCCTGCTTTTAACACCCTAACGACATCAATATTCATAAATGATGGTTATTCTGGAGGCGGGGTTAGATTTAGGACGTGGGGCATAACGGTGGAGCCAGAATTCGGTTCCGCGTTAATATATCCATCTAATTTTATTGGTTGCCATGAGGTTGACGAAGTAGTTGAAGGCGAGCGCTGGGCTTTTCTGTCATGGTTTTACCATGGCAACGGCCAGGAAAATAAACCAAGAGCCCTTGAATGGGTTAAACAATTCAAATCCGATGTTGGCTTAAGCAATAGCCAGCAGGGGAACGTTCTTGTTGGAGAGTGTTAAATACCTAAAAAAGCCGTTTAAATCTAGTTCTATTTAAACTTTTTGCAGACTCCAAAACAATCTCAACTTCCCATATTCCGTCAGAAAAAAGCGACTCAACAATTTCGACAGAGCGGTGCGGTCCGGATAAGTATACGTTCCTCTTATCTTCTCCTCCGCCCTGGTCGTAACCCATTGGGTATCCCCTAAAAAGCGCTTCGACATAATTAATACCAGCAGCTTTAGCGATTGAATAAATGTTTTGCTCTGACTCCAGACCGTGAAGGTTGTTCCCATCAACGTATATTCCTTTGAATTCAAATTTCGTCGCCGACTCAATAGTCTCTTCAGCTATGCCGCCCCTACCTATACAGATAATAATGTCAGATGAGTCAAAAAGTTCTCTGATGGTTCGATGCTCTATGGCCCATCGTATCTGGCGCGCCCTATTCAACGTCCTTTCGGAGCGCCCCTCTGAAGACCAGTGAACAGTATTACCTGATTCGTGGACGCTTTGGGCAATCGTCTCCCCCATGCTTCCCAGTGAAACTATTCCAACGTTATTCACTTGATTACTCGCCCATGTTGAGAGGGTGTATGTATCCCTTCTCCCCCTCTAGATTACGCACTAGAACTTCTGGCTTATCTAAGTATGTGCAGTATTTCTGGTAGTCGTCGTAAACCGTGTCTATCCAGTGAGGCATGCACCAGGTAGCCACGTCGCCTGGCTCAGCTACTTCAATTCTGGCATTGATGTCAGGGCTGCCCTGAGAAAAGAACTCAAGGTAGGCATACCGCGTACCCCCTGTAACCGTATTAACCCCATGAGAAGCGACATAGTTTGTGGGAAAGATGATTACGTCTCCCCTCTTTGCTCGATGGCTTATGTTCAGGTATGGAAAGTAAAGCTCACCGCCGCTGTAGTTGGTCCCATCGAGTTCATCAATGGACTCAACGCAATCGTTTATGTAGAGCAATACAGCAACTGTTTGTCGAGCCCCAACTTGTCCGTATGGGATATATCTCTCGCCTTTGGTGGCTCGATAATTGGTGTCGTTGTCATTGTGTAAACCAAGATATTTACTTGAATCATAACGCAGCACGTGGCCACGATTTCTCCACCAAATTGTTCCGACCACGAGGGGGAACATGTCTACATATCTGATTAGCGATTTGTAAATAGCGTCTTCCCAGCCACGGATAATATCTACTACTTCTTGCTCCGTGTGGTCTTGGATTGGTTCGAGCACGCGAACGGGAACGGCTTCAACTTGTTCTATGGAGAATTTGTTTCCGTCTTCGTTCTTTGCATAAACTACTCCGTTTATGTCCATGTCATATTTCCAGCGCTGTTGATGCGCGGCAAGAGCGTTCTCGTCAATCCACTTAGATATAAAATCCAAATCAACATCCATAACGTCATGGAATACGACTACACCGCCGCCAAGGTCGGTAAATTTAAGATTCTTAATTTCTTCAAGCACATCAATTGTAAGTTCTGGGGTGTCAACCTCATATCGTCTCAATCTGGTTCACCTCCTGCGCAATGTGCGTTTCTCCATACTGGGTCACACACCTATTTTGAAATACTGGATTGGAGCCAAGCTCGAGGCCGGGTGTTGGGTGTGACCAAATCGAATATGAAGATTTGCAGTATCTTTCATAGTCATCATAGATGTTGTCAAACCACACAGGCTCACACCATTGTCGACTTGAGTCTTTCTCTTTGATTCGGATGTTTGCCGAGGCGTCTGTGCCGCCCTGTCCGAAGAAGGACAGGTATGCATACCTAACGCCGCCCTCCATTTGCGTAACACCGTGAGCACAAATGTAATTCGTGGGGAACATAATGATGTCCCCCTTCTTTGGCTGATAGTCGATTCCGAGGTAAGCAAACTTCAAATGACCACCGGTAAAATTGGTTCCGTCTAGCTGCTCTTTTGAATCAACGCAATCATTAAAATAAGCAAGTGCCCCAGCCGTCTGCCTAAGCGCCACCTGGCCCCTTGGCATGTATCGGATGCCCTGGGTGACCTTGTAGTTGGTGTCATTGTCCTGGTGCCAGCCAAGAATGCCCTCCCCCTCGTATCGCAGGACGTGGCCCCTGGTTCTCCACCAAAGGCTCCCGACAACAAGGGGGAACATGTCCGTGTAGCGTATTAGGCACTTATAGATGACGTCCTCGAGGTATGTGAAGTACTGGGTGGCATATTCCCCAGTTTGCTCATTAACGGGCTCTAGGAGCCTCACAGGCGCGTTTGGGACGTCTTCCAGGCGATACCTGAAGCCATCCTCGTTTATGCCATACTCAACGCCGTCTTCACCCGTTAGATACTCCCACCTGGTCTTGTGTGCTTCGGCTGAACATTCGTCAATGTGTTGTAAGATTTCTTTTTCAACATTGAAGGCATTCCTGAAAACGACTATACCGCCACCCAAGTCGTCGACGACCAATTTTGATATTTCCTCTAGTTCTTTTTCCCCGATGTCCGGAGTTGACGGCATTTTCATAGTTAACCAACTAGAAATTTTACCGCCTCCACGACGGTCCAGGAGGAGCCTGCGGCAAGCGGCTTGTCGGCAAGTGGCAGGTCTGCCCAGTTAAGTCGAGCCACCTGTTGACCCTCTCGACTTACAACAAATTTTTCATAGTTGTGTGGGATGCGCATAATTGCCTGTCCGGCCAGATTTTGACCAGCCGCAGCTTTATCTGAACCGTCAGCCTTGTTGTCGTCAAAGGCGCGGACCACATCACCCTTTAAAAATTTCCATACATTGTGTTCGTTAGGACCGTTTACTTCAATTTTTTCAGTTATTGGGAAAGTCACGAATGGGTAAGCCTCTTGAATAAACGCAGCAATCTGCTCATTGTCCGAAGGTTCCATTTCTCCGAACTGATTGCACGGTGAGGCTATAACGGTGAATCCCTTGCTTTGGAACATCTCCTGTACCTGCTGGAGTTCCCACAATTGGCGTGCCGCTCTTACGTATGACCACACAGGACTACATTTTGGCGTGTATCCAGTTTTGGTGACAATGTTCGTAAACAGACAAACCTTACCCTTGGCTTCATCCATGACATTGGTCGAGCCATCAATTGACATCATTGGAATGTCAAAAACTGTGGAAATGTTCAT